GTACATCGGTCAGGTTTGCGACGGCCGCATCACATGCGGCCTGTGAAGATTCAGGATTTGCGGCAACAAGTCCCGCTAAATAACGGGCGACTGCCATAGCGCCCCATGTCGCTGATGTATATGTAGCAGGTGTCAGCGCATCGATATCAGCGATCTTCGCGTTGAGGGCAGTCTTTGAAACTGTGGTCGTGTTTAAGATTCCATCGATCCAGTTCGTCGCGTCTGCTTCTGTAGCAAAAGTCGCTTGGCGCTTCCACTTCTTATCCGCCGGCACGAGAATAGCGCCTGTCAAACTCGGCGTCTGCCACTCGATCGCTTTGCCTTTCGTGGTCGTTTCTTCGGACGGTTCCTGAAACTGAACCTTCTTAATGATCTTTGCCTGATAGCTCTTAACTCCTGACTTCACCCGTATGCGAACAAATCCTAACCCAAGATACGGCCCAATGTCATCCGTGCTGGCGACCAGTTCATCAACGCCGCCAACATTCGTGATCGTGTGCCCAAGGATATACGCCGCGATGGAATCGCTCAAATCGTCAATTCCAATCTCTACCGTGCCGTCACTAAATCCGGATGCTGTTTCAGATGCTTCATCGTCTGCGTATAGCGGTTCTGTGCCTGCGTTGTTGATCGACACATTCGCACTAATAGCTTTAGCCAAAACACGCCCCACTCCGTATGTCGTCGCGCTCGTTGTTTCTTCTGTGATCGGCGCGATGATCGGTCTTTTTAGTCCAATAATAGCCATTTATAATCCTCGCTTTCTTAGCTCTTCGCCCCAAATTTCCGTAACCACTCGCTCGACTTCCGGCGCAGCTAATGCCTCTGCCGTATCAACCCAATATGACCCCGGTCTTTTGGATGTTCCGTAATGTAAAATATAGGCAATCTCTGCATTTCTTACATTCTTGTGATTGACCCCTTGCGGATAGATCGCGACCGCTTTCACGTCGCTTGCTTTTCCGCTTTTCCCTTTGGCGTAGTCGATAGATTCAATCATTCGTCCCGTGTCTTTGTAGTTCAAATCATTCGCGACTTTGCGCCACGCTTTTCTGACCTCTTCGGCACCGGCGTAAAGCATACGGTCCGCGACTTCGCCCATCATTTCGCCCATGTCGTACATTTGCTTAAAGATCTCGTCCAATCCGGAGCTTGACATCTTCGCCACTAGATCACCTCGCATTTCCATATAAAATGAAAATACCCTGTGTCTTGCTCAAACGCCGTTTCTTCGGCTTGCCAACATATTTCATCATGCCCGCTTATTGCATCCGTGATCTGACTAACAATCGGATCTTCAGGGTTCTTCGTAAAACGATTGATGTAAATTCGCCATCCGGTCTCGATAGGTGATCCATCTGCTTCCAAAATGACCATGATCGTCGGTTCAAATACTGTGAAATTCACATTTCCCGAACCGCGCCAAGGTTTAGCCTTTGGGTCAACAGTCAAAAGCAAATCAATAAACTCTTGCTTAGTCATCTTCGGGCACCTCCGGAACCTCCTCCGGCTCGTACTCGACGCGCTGTTTTGCAACACTCAAAGACAAGTCCAAGCATGGCGGATAAACGTCAACAATCTCTTGTATCTGCTCAATCTTGTACTGAGTGCCGTCCTCCAACTCGACCACGGAATAAACCGACGAATCAAGCGGGATCCGTTGAACCCTCAACAACTTTGAAATCTCAACATCGATCTGTTTGTTTTGAACAAATCGATTAAACCCCACCGTCCGAATCTGATATCGGATGCCCGCGTGCTTCAATGTCGTTTGCAGATTTTCAAACTCTCCTGCGCCGGAAATATCTTTTGTCTCGTAGACTTTCAACAATCCGTCGTCAAAGTGCTCGTCAATCTGTTTCACTCTCAGCCGCATAGGTATCAACCCCTCTTTCGATGTTTAGAGACATCAGCTCATGCCGGTAGTTCTGCCAATACATTTCAGTCGCTCCTGAACGCGCGTAACGAACATAGTCAAGGAGCAGGCTCAAAGCCTGCCCCTCAACCGTGTAGTCGTTCGTCGTGCCCGAGATGCCGCTTAGGTATGCCTTGCCCGCCTTAATCAGCATGACAAGCTTAGAGTCCAGCGCCTCGTCTGTCCAAGTGATGTCAAGGTAGTTTCTGACAGCCGCAAGCAACGCCAGAATTTCAGTCGTTTCAGCCATCAGTCAACCCTCCTTTACGACTTTGTGACAAGGACCGTGTAGGTCTCTGTCTCGCTGCCGCTCTCGACAACTACGGTCACGGTGTTCGCGCCGTCCGCCCATGTCGCAGCTGCGCCGTTAGCAACCGGTGTGTCGTCAACGTCGATCTCGATAGTCGCTTCTCCGTCCATAGCCACGGCTGTGATGGTGTTGGTCGCATCGGTCGTCGCGCATGTGTAATACATGATCGACTTGTTGAAGACGGGAGAAAGCACCTTCGCGCCAATCTTCAAGCTTGCCAGTCTTGCATCAATCGCTGTCACGTTCAGTGGATCGTCAACGATATCAACGTCAAGAGATGCGTTTGTAACATTCGCGTTGACGGTCTGAATCGTCGGAACGAGTCCGGCGATGTTGAGAACCTTGAACGATGTCGAATCGAGCGGTCTGCCGTTGCCGTAGAGCTTCGTCAGATAGACGCGCTCGTCTTCGAGGAAATGATAATGATCAGAGAATTCAATCTTGCCAGCAGAGCCGGTACCCAATCCGAAGAAATATCTACGGCCGATTCCAACAATCGCCTTATTGGCCGGAACATACACCGACTGAATGACCTTTGTCGGGAACGGGAATCTCTGAACATAGGTGCCGTCTGCGTTCTGGAATGTGACGGCCGGCATAACCTTTGTGAAATACGTCACAGGATTCACGATGAACAGAACCTCGGACACCTCACGACCTAAACCGTTAGGGCCTGTCGCCAAACCAGAAACAATAGCGCCGTATGTCGCAGGTGTGATTGCATTGACTACCGTCTCAGCCAAAGAGCCATAGCCATTAGCCGGATCGAGCGGGCTGTTCGGGTCTCTCATCATTCCGCAAGGCTCGTCAATTCCGTTTCCGTCGATAACGGATTTTTCCATGCCGTTGAAAATTGCCTCGGTCAAGATCGCTCTTACGTAGCGGTCGAGCCACTCGGGACCGATCTCAAGCATAGCCTTGCAAAGCGGTAAAAACGCGGAAAGCTTTTTCTGCGTCAGATCGATAGTGTCAAATCCTCCGAGCAATTCCTTAACAACTTCATCGCAAAGCTTGCCCCATGTCGCCAGATGGCGGCCGTCAAGAGTGGAAACGATGATAGACGTTAAAATGCCGGTATTCTGAAAATTGATCTCACCAAGCAACGGATGCGCTTCGGTGACATCTTCCAAAACCGCATCAATAACGGTCTTCGGGAAAATGTCGTCAACCATCGTCAGAGCTTGCTTCGGATCCTTGCTCTTCATTGCATCGATGACCTTGTTGTAATAGGTCTTTTCCTCAGATGTCAATTGACGAACGCCACGACCAGCAAGAATCTGCGAGTCCTGAGCGCTGATCATGCCGCTCGCCTCAGCGAGAACGGCCTGCTGCATGGTGTCTGCCCATCCCTCAAATGCCTCTGCAAATACTTCTGCATCTCCGGACTTTACAGCCTCGTTGATTTTTGCGAAAGCCTCAGCCTTAGAAGCTTTCAAAGTGTCTAAATTCTTCATTCTTTTTTCTCCTTCCGGCCTACGGCCTTAAACAAATTTAATATTTTATTCTCTTCCGGTTCTGCCGGTGTCTCCGGCTCTTCCGGTTTAGAATTTTCCTGTGCCGGCTCTGCGTCCGGCTCTTTGATCGGATCTAGCATCTGCCGCAACTGTGCCGCGATGCTCTTGTGCAATTTCAGCTGCTGATCGACGCTCAAATTCATCTTTTGTAACTTTTCAGCTGCGCCGGTCAAGTCTGCGTCTTGTTCTGCGTATTCGTCAGCTAGTCCCAATTCAACGCAATCTTCAGCGGTTAACCATGTCTCAGCATCTAGCAACTCAATCAACTTTTCTTCGGTCAGCTTATCCCCGGCCTTCATCAGATACGCTTGACGATTGCCCTTGTTGATCTGTTCGAGATCGTCGGCCGCTTTTCTTAGTTCCGAAGAATTCCCCATCGCGACCATCCAAGCATTATGAA